GAGCGTGCGGCAGAAATCCCGCGCCGTTTTCTCGCTCTCCGATCAACCATGGCACAACGCGGCCGCAAGCCTAAACCTTCAGCACTCAAGCTCCTTGAGGGCACCCAGCGTGGACCGGCGAAGCGTGAGCCGTCCGCACCGCCTGGCGTGCCGCCGATGCCAGAACGTCTGGCCGTCGAGCCGATTGCCGTTGCCAAGTGGCACGAACTTGTTGACATCCTCGCCAGTATGGGCGTGCTAACCACGGGTGACGGCGAGGCGTTGGCCACGCTGTGCGAAGTTCACGCGGCGGCTCAAGCGTGCCTGCTCGAACTCCGTGCCAGCGGGCCGACGATCAAGACAGACCTGGGAGGCGTAAAGCCGAACCCCGCCGGCAGCCTGTACCGGGGGCTCGTTGTCCTGCAGGCCAGCCTGATGGGCGAGTTTGGATTGACGCCAAGCAGCAGGGTGCGACTTGGGACGAAAGCCGAAGCCCCGAAAGACGACCTTGAAGCGTTCTTCGCCGCCGAAGGTGCGTAGTCTCACGCCCGAGGGCGAGGCTAAGTACCGACGAGTGGTGCGGTTCTTTGAAGGTGTGCTGCGTCACTCCAAGGGCCAGCACTCGGGGGACCACTTCAAGCTGCTGCCGTGGCAGCACGACATCTTCCGCGAGTTGTTTGGGCGACTGAAACCGGACGGCACTCGGCAGCATCGGGTGGCCTACATTGAGGTGCCCAAGAAGAACGGCAAGAGCACGCTGCTGGCAGGCATCGCCCTGTACATGCTCCTTGCCGACGAGGAGCCGGGGGCAGAGGTTTACGGCGCAGCGTGCGACCGCGAGCAGGCCGGCATCATCTACCGCGAAGCCGCCGCGATGGTGCGAGCCTCGCCGGCACTGTCCAAGGTGCTTGAGGTGGTGGACAGCCGGAAGACGATCATCCACCGGGCAAGCAACTCGTTTTATCGGGTACTAAGTGCCGATGCGTTCCGCGCAGAAGGGCTCAACATTCATGCCCTGCTGTTCGACGAGCTCCACGCCCAGAGGGACCGCCGTCTGTGGGATGCCCTGCGGTACGGCGGTGCCGCCCGCCGGCAGCCGCTGCTGCTGTCGATTACCACGGCCGGCGAGCTAGACCGCAAGGCGTTGTGGTGGGAGCAGCGGACCTACGCTGAGCGGTGCAAGGCAGACTCCACGCTAGACCCGGCATTCTTCGGCTGCGTGTTCAAGGCCGACGAGGCAGATGACCCGTTTGACGAGGCGACATGGCGCAAGGCTAATCCGTCACTCGGCCACACCATCACGCTGGAGTCATTCGCCGCCGATGCGTTGGAAGCCAAGAACAGCCCCAGCAAGCTGAACTCTTTCCTGCGTTACCGGCTCGACGTGGCCACGAGCTCGGACGTTAGGTGGATCCTGCCCGACAAGTGGGCTGCGTGTGGCGGTCCGTTGCGTCCGCTCGACGGCCGCCAGGCATATGTCGGCCTGGACTTGTCGAGCACCACGGACCTGACGTGTGCCGTGTACGTGTTTCCCGACGAGGATGGCACCTTTGACGTGCTGCCGTTTTTCTGGGCTGCGTCCGAGAACGCCAGTGCTCGAGCACATAAGGACAAGGTGCCCTACCTAGAGTGGGCAAAGGAGCAAACCGAGTACGGCCCGATGCTGCGGCTGACGGACGGCAACGCCACCGACTACGACACGGTGCGCCGAGACATCAACGAGATCAGCAAGCGTTTCGTGATTCGCCAGATGGGCATCGACCCGTGGAACGCTCAGCACATCTCCCAGCAACTGCAAGGAGATGGCTTTGAAATCGTAGAGTTCAGACAGGGATACGGCAGTTTCTCAAGCCCCTGTAAGTACCTGGAGACGCTCGTTCTGTCGGGCCGGCTGCGACACGCAAACCATCCGGTTCTGTCTTGGATGGCCAACAACGTGGCAATCCAAATGAATCACGCCGGCGACATCAAGCCAAGCAAGCTCAAGAGCACGGAACGCATTGACGGCATGGTTGCCCTGGTGGAGGCCGTCGGACTTTGGCAGACGGCAACCTCCCCGAAGCCTGAACAAAACTGGGACATCGTCACCATATGATCGCTCACGTTGAGTCCGCCGAAGAGAAGGGCTACCGCATCATCGACTTGCGGGGCTCGTACGGGGACAGCTGGAGCGAGTCGCCGGCCCGTGGCCCGGCTGGTGTGCGGATCACGCCCGAGACGGCCCTGCAGTGCTCGGCGGTGCTGGCCTGCGTGCGGCTGATCGCTGAGAACCTTGCCACGGTGCCGCTGCACCTGTACCGGCGGCTGCCCGAGGGCGGCAAGGATCGCGCCCGTGATCTGCCGCTGTACCGCATCCTGAACCAGCAGCCCAACGGCTGGCAGACGAGCTTTGAGTTTCGGGAGATGCTGACGGCTCACTGCTTGCTCTACGGCAACGCATACGCCGAGATCCGCAGCGGTGCCGCCGGTGCTGTCTCTGAGTTGTGGCCGCTGCACCCGAGCCGGATGAAGGTTGAGCAGCTGGAAGACGGCAGCCTGCGGTACTGCTACCGAGAGCAGCATGGGAACGAGACGTACTACCGGCAAGACCAGATCTTTCATCTGCGGTGGCTGAGCAACGACGGCGTCATGGGCATGCTGCCGATCACGCTGGCTCGTGATGCCATCGGCCTGGCCCAGGCCTTGGAGGCTCACGGCGGTGCCTACTTCGGCAACGCCTGCCGGCTGTCGGGGCTCATGGAGTCCGACAACCCGATCACAGTGGAGACGGCCGAGCGGCTTCGTGAGCAGTTTGAGCGGCTGCACCGTGGGGCCGACCGTGCGTTTCGCACCGCCGTACTGCCGCAGGGCGTGAAGTGGAAGGACGTGCAGGGCACGAACGAGTCGAGCCAGTTTCTGGAGTCTCGGTCGTACCAAGTGGTTGAGATCTGCCGGGCCTACCGCGTCGATCCGTCGTACGTGCAGGACAAGACCAAGGTGGGATACGCCAGCCAGGAGCAGGCGGCCATCGACTTGGTGCAGCAGACGCTGCTGCCGTGGTTCCGTCGCTGGGAGTCCGCCATCACCCGCGATCTCGTCGTGCGGGATGACGTGTACTTCGCCGAGTTCGACACCCGAGGCCTGCTGCGTGGCGATTTGGCCGCCCAAGCCAACTGGCTGCGTGAGATGATCGGCCTCGGCATCTACTCGGTGAACGAGGCCCGCGAGGTTCTGAACATGAACCCGATCGGCCCCGAGGGCGACCAGCGGTACATGCAGCTGAACATGACGACGATGCAGGGCATTGCCCTGGACGCTGCCGGCAACGCTGGCACGCCTGTGCCGGCCGCTGACACGTCGCCTCAGTCCTACACAGACAACCTGCTTTCCGGGCCGCCACCACAGAACGACACGCCCGTGAGGCCAGCCGGGCCTGCACCTCGAGCCCGTCGCAACACTCGCAAGAAGAAGTGAGCCACATGGAACTTGAACGCCGCTCAATACCGCTGCCGCTGAGCATCGAAACCCGCGCTGATGGCAAGCCTCTCATCCGTGGTATGGCAGCCCGCTATCGGGTTCGCTCGGTAGATCTCGGTGGGTTTACCGAGGAAATCGTGCCGGGTGCGTTTGACGAGGTGCTCAAACGTGAAGGCCGGAACGTCGTGGGCTTGTTCAACCATGACAGCAACATCGTGCTTGGCACCGAGCGTGCCAGAACGCTGCGGCTGGCCGCCCTTGATGACGGCCTAGGCTACGAGCTTGATCCGCCGGCTACCCGTGGTGACATCGTTGAACTCATCCAGCGCGGCGACGTGTGGGGCTCTTCGTTTGCGTTCACGATTGCCCGAGACGGCGACGAGTGGACGACCGACGACGACGGCCGGCACCTGCGATACGTTCGCCAGATCGACGGGCTCTATGACGTTGGCCCTGTGCTCACGCCGGCCTATGGCGACACGAGCGTAACGGTGGCCCGCCGTTCGTTGGAGCGGCATCTACAATCGCACCGACCGGCGCTGAAGCTGCCGGCTCTTCGACGGGACGCGAAGACCGAGACGGCGATTCGTCGGTTTCTGAGGCAGCATGGCCGTAAAGTCCGGTGATTCGTGCTCCTGCTGCAAGCGGGCGCGCCTTGGCGTAGTGCGTTCGTGCGCTGCTGGCCAGTACCAGATCCGCTACCTCAAGTGCCCAAAGTGCGGCGCTCGTGAGCGTAGCGTCGTGGCCGCAGACAACATCCGTCGGCGGGGCGTCGTTTCCTAAGTAGGAAACAAGTTCTGCAAGGAGTGGCAGGGCCGGCTCTACGGTGCGGATAGGTCACCACCTACCGCACACAGGAGCCACTCACATGGCCAGCCGCGTCAAGGAACTGCTCGACGAACTCGCTTCGACCCTCGCCGAACTCGGCATGCTCGAGGAGAGCGAGCCGACGGAAACCGCGATGCAGGGCGACGAGTCCGCGCCCGCTGATGGCGAGCGATCGGTCGTCTCGACCGTCGAGGCCCGCCAGGCGAAGTACGACGAGCTCCTGGCGAAGGCCGAGCGGATCAAGTCTGCGATTGCCAAGGCCGAGCAGGCCGAGGCCCGCAAGGCCGAGCTGCTCAAGACGCTGAACCGGGCGGCCCCGGCCGTCGAGGTTGCCAAGCCCCGCATCGAAGCGGTCAGCACCCGTGGCTACAAGCCCGGCGTGTTTGAGTCGCCCGAGGTGGCCCACCGCTGCGGTCAGTGGCTCAAGGCTCACTTCGGTGATCGTCAGGCCCGTCAGTGGTGCTCGGACCACCTCGGCGCTGAGTACCGCGACATGGGCGGCCAGGTGAACAGCCTCGGCGGTGCCCTGGTGTTCGAGGACTTCAGCAACAGCATCATCCGGCTCGTCGAGAAGTTCGGCGTGGCCATGAACGTCTTCCAGAACGTCACCATGTCTTCGGACACCCTGCTGGTGCCCAAGCGTCTGACCGGCGTCACCTCGTACTGGCTGGGTGAAAACTCGACCATCACGACCAGCGACCCGACCGCGACGATGGTGCAGCTGGTGGCCAAGAAGCTGGCCTGTGCCACGAAGGTGAGCAACGAGCTCCTGGCCGACAACGCCATTTCGGTGGCCACGTGGCTGGCCCAGGAGTACGCCACCTCGCTTTCCGGTGCCATCGACGATGCGGCGTTCAACGGCACGGGCACCTCAAGCTACGGCGGAATCCGTGGCCTCGCCCAGATCGACGACGGCACGCACACCGCGTCCGTGCACTCTGCGGCCAGCGGCAACACCTCGGTGGCGGCCCTGGACATTGACGACTACCTCGGTGCTCTCGCCAAGCTGCCCCGATATGCCATCGGCACCTCGGCCTGGTACATGCACCCCGGCGTGTACCACAACTCGGTGCAGCGCATGATGCTGTCGAGCGGCACTGCCGGCTCGGGCACCATCGGTGCTCTGGCTGGTGGCAACACGGCGGCCAACCTCGCCCAGGGCACGCCCAACACCTTCCTCGGCCTCCCGGTCGTCTGGGTGCTGAAGATGACGGCGGCCCCGACCACGGGCACCATCGCTGCCTACGTCGGCGACCTGTCGCTGGCCGGCATCATGGGCATCAAGTCCGACATGCAGGTTGCGACCTCGTCTGACCGCTACTTCGAGGCGGACCAGACCGCCTTCCGTGCGGTGCAGCGGCTCGACATCAACGTGCACTCGCTCGGCTCGACCAGCGAGGCTGGCCCGGTCGTGGCTCTCAAGCTGGCCTGAACCTGACACCCTCCCCGGAGAACCTTGATCCATGAACCACGCATCGGGCAACAAGAGCGTCACCAAGGCAGCGTCGAGCGTTGCGGCTTCCGCTACGCACTCGCACGAGATCGACACGCTCGGCTTCAAGTACGCCAGCATCGACGTGATCTACTCGCCGTTCACGGCGGCCACCTCGAGCTACGCCAGCGTCTTGAAGGTGCAGGAATCGGACGCCAGCGGCTCTGGCCAGGCGGACGTGACCGGCCTGTCGATCACGGCTGGCGCGGGCAGCACGACCGGCGCGAACGTCGGGGCGGTTGCCCGGTTCAACGTCGATCTGCGTGGCCGCAAGCGGTATCTGACTGTGGTGACCAGCCCCGGCAACACCGTGGCGATCGTGACGAACGCCCGGCTCAGCAAGGGCGAAAGCCACGCCGTCACGGCGACTGAGTCCGGCGTCAACAACGTCGCCAGCCTCTGATCGCTGGACACGCCAAGTACAACGCCCAAAGCGGGCGGCTGGGTTCGCCCGGCCGCCCGTTGGCGTTTACAGAGGAGCCCGCCCTTGAAAGTCCGTGTCGGCCAGGTTGAGCACGATCTGCGAGTCGAGGCGGCGTTCAGCGTGCCGCGTCTCGGCTTTCAGGACAACTTCTTCTGCACCATGCAGAGCCTGATTCCGCTCGGTATCCGGCCAACCAAGTTCACCGGGGCCTTCTGGGAGCAGTGCCTGGACCGCGTGCTCATGGACATGATCGACCGCACGGATTGGATTCTGGTTGTTGATTTTGATTCCGTATACGAAGCAGACACGATCCAGCGGCTGATGACGGCGGCCATGATCTCAGGATACGACGCCGTGGCTCCGCTGCAGACGAAGCGAGACGAGGGCGTGCCCATGTTCACGCCCGAGGGCCATGGCAGCACCATCGGTATGGTGCAGCTGCCGAACTCGTGGTTTGAGGCCGTTGTGCAGCCCGTGGAAACCGCTCACTTCGGCTGCACGCTGATCCGCTCCACGGCTCTCAAGAAAACTCCTACCCCGTGGTTTCTCGGCACTCCCAGGCCAGACGGGCACTGGGGCGACGCGCCGGCCGGTGAGCCGACACGCACGGACCCCGACATTCACTTTTGGCGGCAGTTCAAAGCCGCTGGCAACACGCTGGGCATCGCCCCGCAGGTGGCCATTGGACACGCCGAGCTCAAGTTCACGTGGCCGGGCCGGGATCTCAAGCCCGTGTATCAGTCTCCGTCGAACTACTGGAGCCAGGGCGGCCGTCGGCCGGCTGAGGCATGGGGCAGCGCGGAACACGGGGAGGCGAGCGTATGAGAAGCGACCAGGCGCAGATCCGGTTCATTCGGCCCTACCAGGCCTACCGGCGTGGCGACGTGATCACGATGGACAAGGGACCAGCCAGGAGCCTCGTGCTGCACGGCTACGCCCTGGAGCACGTCGAGGAGCAGCAGCTGCTCGAGGTGGCCACTGTCGAGAGGCGTGACGTGGAGACGGCTGACGCACCTCGCAGGAGAAAGCGGCGATGAGATACCGGAGCCTAGTGCGTGCTACTGAGCCTGCCAGCAATCCTGTCACGCTGGCCGAGGCCAAGTTGCACCTGCGTATCGACAACACCGACGACGATACCCTGATCAGTAATCTCGTGACCGCAGCCACCCGCTGGGCAGAGGATTACTGCGACCGGACCTTCTGCCACACGCAGTGGCAGATGCGGCTCGACTCGTTCTATGGAGCCATCGGCAGCCCAGTTCAGTTTGGCCTGAAGGCCGACGGCAACAACATCGAAGGCCGCCAAGGCACGGTGCCGCAGTTGGACGTGGAGCTACCGCGCCCGCCGATGGTGCAGGCCGGGACCGCCACGAGCGTGACGATCACGTATACGCCATCGGTGAGCGGCACCACGGCCACGCTGGACGCCACGGAGTACCGGGTGGACCGCCAGGCCACTCCCGGTGCGTGCCGCCCGCTGTACGGCCGCACGTGGCCTACGCACCTGATGGATCAGAACAGCGTCACCGTCACATGGTGGGCAGGGTACTCGGCTGACGGCACGAGCGTGCCTGCAACGGTGAAGTCGGCTGTTCTCATGATCGTGTCGCACCTCTGGAGCAATCGTGACGCAGCCCAAGAGGCGGCGTTGTCCGAGGTGCCCTTTGGCGTCAAAGCCATGCTCGATACGGTCCGCTGGGGGAGTTACCGCTAATGGCACTCTCGCCGGGCGAAATGTGGACGCGAGTGACGATTGAGCAAGCCACTCAAACTCAGAACGAGGTTGGCGAAACGGTACTTGCGTGGTCTACGTTCGCCACGGTCTGGGCGTCTGTGGAGTCGCTGTCGGCCCGCGAGACAGAGCGGTTTGCCGAGACGGTTGGGTTCATGACGCACCGCGTGAAGATCCGCTACCTGAGCGGGCTTACGGGTGCCATGCGGCTCGTCTACCGCAGCCGCGTGCTCGAGATCGGCCAGATTCTGGAGCGTGACCGGCTTTGGCACCAAGAGATCATCTGCACGGAAAAGAGGGCTGACGGATGAGCCTGCCAGAAGCACCGGAAGCGTTTCTTTTCCAGCGTCTAACGAGCCAGACCGCCGTGTCGTCGCTCATCGGCCAGCGGGTTTTTCCGCTGATCGCCCCCACCGGCACGCCGCTGCCGCTCGTGGTGTTTCAGCGAACCGGCGTTGAACGCCCGCAGTCGCTCACTGGCAACGTCGGGAATCCCGTGGTGACGCTGCAGCTGACCACCTACGGCACGTCGTACACGTCGGTGAAGTCGATTGCTCGTGCTGTCCGCCTGGCCGTGGATGGCTGGACGGGCACAACGGCCGGCGTGACGATCCAGCGGACCACGCTTCAGACCGAGGCCGATGGAGTGGATATGCCGGCCGATGACCAGATGCTTCCGTACTACAACGTGGCCCAGACGTTTGAGTTCCGCATCAACGAGGCCACTTGATGAGCAGCATGCTCAAGGTGTCGATGCCGGCACCGTACGAAGTCGCCGAGGCGTTCAAGCAGATCCCCGGCAACGTAGCCGCCACGTGCATGGGCTCGGCGATAAAGCGTGCCATGCAGCCATGCCTCGTGAAGCTGAAGGCTCTGACGCCAAAGGGGCCGACAGGCAACCTTGCTCGAGCGGCAATGGTCAAGGCGGTTCGTTATCCAAAGACCCGCACCGGCGTTGCGGTGGTTGGGTACCGAAAGGCTGGCACTAAGCCGAGCAAGTCGGCCAGCGGAGGAACTGTCAAAAAAGGCTCAGACCGTGGGTTCCACCAGTTCTTTCTTGAGAAGGGAACGGAGGACCGAGTGATCGAAACCAAGGCCAGCACGCCATACGCCAGGTCGAGTAGGGCCGAGAACAAGAAGCTGCGAAAGGCTGTCGGTGCCAAGCAAGCACGTGAGCTAAAGGAGCAAACCCAGGCCGTCCGACAGCAGGGCGGCTACATCGCAAGTTCGTTCAACAAACTAGGGCCGTTCCGGCTCACGGGCTCAAAAAAGGCACGAGCCAACGGACGAGTGGTGACTTCGCCGAAGTACCCGAAGGCGTTCTTTAAAAAGAGCAAGACTCCTATCCACCTGGGCGAGATGACGGCTCAGGCTCCTGTCGCCAGAGCGTGGGAGGCGACGCGGTCTTCTGTCACCGCCAGCCTGTCTGGCGAAATGGCGGCAGCGTTGGAAAACGCCCGCAAGATCGTTGAGGACCGTGCGAGGCGTGCCGCCCAAATGCAGTCTCTCGGCAAGTTTCTGTAACTGCAAGGATGTCCGCTTCATGTCCTAGAAAACGGGTAGGGGCTACTGCCCCGCCGCACTAGGAGTATTGCAGCATGGCCACCGATTCGCAGGGCAACACGTTCACCTTCGCGGGCTCGACGTACACCGTCACGAGCGTCACGGTCACGAGCGGCGGCGATCTTCTCGACAACTCGCACCTCGGCCTGGCGTCCGGTGCCAACCGCACCTATCAGTCGCCTGCCCTGATCGACAACGAGATCAGCTGCGAGGCGTATGGCACGACTGCGGTTGCGATCGGGCAGTCTGGCACGCTTTCGTTTGCCAGCACGACGTACACCGCCACCGTGTCGAGCTCGAGCGTGTCGTACGCGGTGGGCGAACTCGTCCAGCAGTCGCTGACCTTCAAGGTGAAGTCGTAACCGACGGGAGGCCGTCGTGGCGACTAACTCGCAGGGCACATACGTCCAGTTCGGCGGTGACGATCTGGGAGAGGTGCTTTCTGTCTCCGTCGATGGAGTGCAGGTCGACTCTGTCGAGATCACGCCACGCTCGCAGGCCACGAGAGACAAAATCTATCGGCCTGCCGACTTTGATTACGGCACCGTGACGGTGACGTGCCTGGACTTCGGCAACTTCTCACTCGCCAATATCGGCGAGTCGGGCGATCTGGTTATTTACGGATCCGCCTCGTTTACTTTTGAAGCGATCCTTCAGACGCTTGCGTGGACTGCTAGTGTCGGAGAACTGCAGCGCATCACCTATATATTTAAGCTGGGAGCAAAACCGTAATGCCGCTCGCCGACGACATCTTGGCAGCCGATCAGACTCAGTCCGTGAAAGTGCACGTGCCAGAGTGGCGGTGTGACGTGTGGATTCGCACGCTCCCACTGGGCGATCTTCAGGCCTGGGAGCTCGAGTGCCTACGCTCCAAGGGCGAAGGCGTTGACGAGTACCGCACGCGGTACTTGAGCAAGTGCCTGGTGGACGCCGACGGCAAGCCGCTGTTTTCCAACGAGCAGCTGAAGAAGCTCAGCGGCAAGGTGGGGGCGAGGCTGTTCAAGATTGCCCAGCGGCACAACGACCT